CTGGTTCTGTTAGGACCAGTATGAGCAAACTTGTCACCAGTAGCAGGTGTTGCACCTGTACCACCAGAACCTGTAGCGTCGGGAGCGATCCAGTCAGTACCTTCACCGATTCGTGAGTTACCGGGAGCTTCGAGCTCGTCAGTTTGCCATTCATGATAAATCGCGGTAGCTTTTGATTTACCGATAGATGCAGTGAAAGGGGTTTCGTCCCTTGTTATCATCGAAATAAAATTAGCAAGGTCTTCTCTTTCAGAGACGTCCTTGTTTGTAGCACGTGCTGGACCTGCTGGTCCGCCTGTACCACGTACACCAAGTGTATTAGCCATAAGTATTTACCTCCAAGGCTTGAGTTAATATTAAATATTACCCAGAGATCGCTCGGCCATAGCCTTTAGAAAATCCTTCTCTTCACCTGAATCAGCGTTACCACTTAACACTTTAGACCTAAGTACATCGCTCGCGTCTTGCTTCTGTTTAGCAACAGTTTTAGACTTACGCAACGGTGCCTTTTTAACTGGTAATGCCTTACGTTTTACAGCGCCTTTAGTAACGCCTTGTTTTAACTGTCTGTAATCATCAACGAATTTCACAATGCCAGGATCTACTACATTATTTAAAACATCCTCTGATATTCCTTCAGCCAAAGCAAACTCTCGTATTTGTTTAGCTCTGTCTTCGTTATAGCCGGGAATCAATGTTGGAATTGTTTCTTGGAAATGAGTAATACTCTGTTGCCAAGTTTCTTGCATTTGTTTTTGCTGTTGCTGTTGTATAGCCTTTCCCAAATTCTCACGCTTATTCCTAGCAGCCCAGTACTCCTTTTGTGCTTCCTCACGTTGATCTTTTAATTCAGTTAAATTGTAAGAATCACCATCTTTACGTGCTTCAGTGATTTTCTTTTCAAGCTCATGATATTGATCTGCTTTGGCTTTCTCTTCAGAATATAACACGGCTACACTAGCTTTTGACATAGTGTCAATTTCACCTAGCTTACCTTGAAATTCTTCTTCGAGTTTTTTCCTAGCATCTCCAAGCTCACGACCCTTATTAGAAAGAGATTGTTCAGTAGAGTAACCTTTAATAAGATCACCAAAAGATATTTGAGTTTCTTGTCCATCAATTTTGACAGAGACTCTAGCATCTAAATCCAAATCATCTTGAGTATAAATTTCAGATTGGGTAGCGGCTTGTGCAGCATCCTCAGCTGGAATTTCTCCTCCTTCTGGTTGGACCTCTTCTTCAACTTCTTCACTAACGGCTTCCTCAGAATCTTGGGTCTCAACTTCCTCTGATTGTTCCGGGTCTAACTCAGGCACTTGCTCTTCGGGTAGAGATTCTTCGTCATTCGAAATAAAATCCGAATTACGAACAATGTCAGCCAGCAACTGATCCTCTGTTCGACCTACATCTGCTTGGGAATCATCCGTTGGGGTAGAGTCCACTTGTGCGTCCGTACTATCCATTTGCTACCTCCTTTTTAGGGGCTGCTTTTGAATTCTTTAATTCTTTTATGTATATATCTTTTAGAGCATATAGGTTAACTAATAACCCCGCGTTCACCTTTGTTTTACCAGGTGATCTCATTGAATCATACTCTAAAGTATTTATCATTGTTTCTACATTAAACAATACTTCTGTTTTATTTACTTCCCTCACTATCGTCCTCCTGCATATGTGGTACGTTCTTTCCATAAGTTTCGAAAGCAATCATCTTTTCTTTGACACTACCTAGTGCCATAGCAGATGCATATAAAAACTCTCGAGACTTGGTTTCGTGAGGCTCGGTTTTTAACCATTGCATAAAGTATTCTACTAATATATCACCATAGACTTGATCAAAAAATTCATCTCGTTCTTTAGCTGCGAAATGCCCACGGGTGTGGGCTCTTCGTGCTAATTCTTCTGGGTGAATCTTATGATTGCCATGGGACGCAGAATTGCTTAGCCTCGTCTCAGCTGCTTTCTTATACTGGTCCATATTAATCCTTAATTAATCTTAATCGTTCTAGGTTTCTTCTCTTCAGGAAGTATTTTCTCTAGTTTAATAGTTAATAGCCCACAAACTAGCGATGCATCTTTTACGATTACATCTTCAGCTAGTGTAAACTTCTTATTAAACTTCCTATAAGAAATACCTCTGTAGATTTTATCATCATCATTTTTATTTTCTTTCGCAGATTTAATTGATAGCATACCATCAGCGACTGTGATTTCTATTTCAGATCTCTCAAAGCCGGCTACTGCCATTTCTATTTTAAAATTCTCTGCGTCCTCCTTTATAATATTAAACGGAGGATAAGTATCCGTGTTAGTGTTTGCGGCTAATCGTTCCACCAATCTATCGAAGCCGATAGTATAAGGGGTGTAGT